AGATAAAGCGAACAATCCTATGCTTAATCCAGTGAATAAATATTTTATCATGATTTCTCTTCATTTTTTTTCATTTCCTAAAACAAGGCCGGCTTTGTAGCTAACAGGCGCCGGCAACCTACATCACATTATACGGCATGATGCACAGTCCGTTTGATTTATTTATGAGGCTCAAATCAATAAACTACTCACACATAATCTAGAATGCGTATCATTTCAGTTTTCGAACCTTTACACGCCATCTATTAAGCTGTTGGAAAGCAATCAAACATTAGCATAAATGCTTTAAACATATCAACTATAAAAAAACTATAATTTTTATAGACTATAAAAACCAGTGTGTGATATATTGTAAATCACACCACAAAAACCATGGAGGTTAGTTTGAAAACAGATTATACACAAATGAAGCTAGCATCTAGAAATCTAGTCGTTTTGCTGAATATGGTAACAGAAGAGTTATCAAGTGCGTTCGCCAAGGACGATAATTTTAATACAGATTACGGGTCATTCTTGGCCTCGACATATTATGAAGTTGAAAAAATAAAAATTAGCGTTCTAGAACGTGTTAAAGAATGAGTTTACTAATGTCATCACCTTGGTCACCTGGTTGGAAACAAGAAGGAGATTATGAATATGATAGCGAAAAATTTGCTTCTCTAAAAGACGCTATGGCTTATTCGGGATATACTGAAGAAGAGGACATGGAAGATGAAGATGAAATCATCGAGGAATAAATTAGGCAGAGCCGTTTACTCTGCCTAAAGAGTCGCATAACACTAAAAAGGAGGTATTGATGGATGAAATCTATACCTCCTCAACAATACATAAAAATACAAATTTTACAAATAAAAAAGAGGAATTATGAGCACACCAAACACACCCGCAGTACTTACTGACGATTTCTGCCTTAAAGAGTTCGGTTGGACGAAATCACAGTTTGAAACTATTCAAAGAACCTATTTTCAAGGGCTTTCAATAGACGAAATAAAAATCTTTGGTCACGTTTGCAAGCATACGAAGCTTGACCCATTCCTTAAACACATTTATCCGGTCATGCGTGGAAATAAAATGACCATTCAGACGTCGATAGATGGTTATAGACTTATTGCTGAACGCACAGGAAAATACAGCCCAGGTCGAGAACCTGAATTCAAATATGGTAAAGAAGGACAAGTACTCTGTGCCACAGCATTTATTAAGAAAATGACTGCTGACGGCACTTGGCATGAAGTGGCTGCCACCGCCTATTCTTCTGAATATAACCCTGGCGTGGGTCCTTTCTGGAAGAAAATGCCCCATACCATGATTGCTAAATGCGCAGAGGCTTTAGCCTTACGCAAAGCATTCCCCGCAGAACTTGCTGGAGTCCTTACACAAGATGAAATGGACCAGGCCGACATTGAATTATTGCCACAACAATTACAAAATCCTGAGCCATCAATTAACCATCAAATAAAAAATGAACCTCCAAAACTAATAGAGGAACAGGTTGCCGACTCCGGTAAACCGATGACAATTAGCAAAGATCAAGTTCAGGAATTGGCAAATTTATCCAAAAATCTACCTCAAAATCTAAAGGAAAACATAAAGAAAACATTTGAAATAACAATGATAAATCAGATTAAGATTGACGATTTCGAGAAAGTTAAAAATGCGATCATCCAGATTAAAAAATTAAATAACATAGGTTAATCATGCGAATAATTGATCTAGAACAAGGTAGCGAAAAATGGTTGCAATACAGAAAAACCCATGTGATGGGGACCGATGCCGCCGTTATTTTAGGGGAAAATAAATACGTTAGTCGAAAACTCCTTTGGCAAAGAAAATGGGATTTAGTACCACCTGAGCAAGAAAATGAAAAAATGCGTCGTGGAAAAGATTTAGAAGAACCAGCCCGTAAACTTCTAATTGAAAAAACAGGAATTAATTTTAAGCCTATGTGCGTCGAGCACAACGATCACGAGTGGCTTTCTTGCTCCCTCGACGGGTTAAGCGATTGCAAGCGGTTTATATGCGAAATTAAGGCAGGATCCGAAGATCTTCATAATTTTACATTATCTGGAGAAGTTAAACATATTTATTTCATACAAGTTCAGCATCAACTTCTAGTCACAGGCTGCGATAAATGTTATTTCGCCAGCTACCGCCCAGAATACATGGAAAAGCCTTTGGCTATAATTGAAATATTGCCCGACTACGAAAAAATGGCCGAGCTTTTCGAAGCAGAACGCATTTTTTATGAGGTCAATATGAAGCAGTTTATCGCGCCTGAAGATTACACATTGGAACTCAAGGAAAATAGATCATGAAAAAACAGATATGTATTTGTGACTACTGTCAGAGAGATTTATCCGATGGAGGCGCTTCAGAAATGAGAAATCTATGTTTATTTGAAGAAACGATGCCAAATAATACTGGTATATCTTTAGGCATATATTGGGAGCCTATGATCCCTCATACAATGCACTTTTGCGGATTAGCATGTCTTAAAAAATGGCTAGAAAAGGAACCAAAATAATGAGATTAGGAATCTATCTAAGAAAAAATGGAATCACCCACCGGACTTTTGCCGAAATGCTGGACATAACACCCAACTACATTTCCCTGATAGTCGGCGGAAAAATACCCTCACGATGGCTTGCAAAGAGAATTGAAGCCATTAGCAATGGAGACGTAAAAGCTAAATCGCTACTTACTCAACGCAACAAAAATAAAATAAATAAGCATGAAAGCAAAAAGCATTGTGATACTAGTGAACAGCAATAACAATTTGTCCTGCCACATATAATTAATAATTTCTTTAATCTTTAACATAATCCCACCGTGTTAAGTTTTGTGCTTAATAATAATCTATAACACGTGTGGGGCACTTTGCAAGAAAAATTAAAACTTGAAGTTTAACAACGGATAAGTTTAAAAGAAGGGGCTAACCCTGTGTCAGCCCCAACCCAAACAATAGGACATTCAAAGATGGACAATTCACGTATATCAATTAAAAAAATTATCAACAACATCTATTTAGCGAAATATGATAAAGATCGCGTTAAGATTGCCTTGTAATGGTGCATGTGGTACAGTCTTTGAAAGAAAAGGGCCGGTTGGAGCCGGCAACCTTTTCGATAGCGAAGGAATCCGCTATATTGAGGAATTGTCTACTTCTCACTATAGCACACTTGCAAATTGCACTCAAGAAATACCTTCGCTAAATAAATCATTTATGCAAAGGATTGCTATGTCTGATATTCCATTCCGCTTCAAATCAATCCCAGAGGAATTTTTTACAGATGAATTCATCGAAGATATTCCTATGATGAAACTTATTCGATACATTTTCAAACGAATAAGAACGAAACCACATACAGAAGAATTTAAGAATAATAGAACTTCCATAACGATAGATTTGGACGCTTGGCAATTTGTTTATGGAAGAGATAAAGCAGCCGAAGAATGTTCATGTTCTGACAAGGTTATTCGTACTAGAATTAATCGATTAAGGGCCAGCAGTTATTTAGAAGAAATTATGCTTGTCACAGTATCTGAAAGGCATTTTTCTACAGTAAGGGCCAGCAGTTCGGAAGCAAAAAGGGCCAGCAGTTCACAGCAAAAAAGGGCCAGCACTTTTACAGTCTACAGACTAAGGACAGAGTCTTTTACACAAATTGAGGGCCAGCAGTTTAAAGCAAAAAAGGGCCAGCAGAAGGGCCAGCAGTTCGGCAAAAAAAAGGGCCACAAAGAAGATATAGCTTTAGAAAAGATAGATAAAAAGACAACAACCCCTACCCCTTCAAAAGGGGAAGCTGTTGATGTTGTTTCTAAGCAAACGCAAGAAGCCGCTATCGAGGAAGCGGCCTTTAGTCTTAAGACCTGGCTAGATAACCAAGCGACCATAACACGCAAACGCAAGATCACTCCTACCTATTCCGAGGAAATTACCTGGGGTAACGATTGGCTACTTCCATTGCAAACGTTTGAAAACCTCTTAAAAAAACACGGCTACGATTATTTCCAGGATCAATTAACCCATATGGTCAGATGTCAAGAAAGTTTTGACAATAAAAAAAGTGAAAAGCCCGTGTTAAAACCGGAAGCATTTTTAAAAATCTCTTGCAAAAACAATTACGCAGGATCAAAACAACAAAGGTAAAAATATGAAATTTAGTGTTGATAGATGCTTAGCAAATGGCGATGGAATGTATGGTTTTTGTGGTCTGGATGTTGAAAAATTTCTAGAAATTTCGCAAAGGCCAGTCACTTTTATTTTATTTACATATCTATTTTTAAATATTCTGAAGACCAGTTACTTATCGAATAGACCAGGTTCCTTATCCTACATTTCTTATGATGAATTTATGCATCAATGCATGGGGAAATGGCCACTTACACCAAGGCAATTCTTATTGCACTTGCAATTTTTACAAAAAAATGAATATATAGGTTTTGAAAAAGTAAATAAAAATAAATATGTAACTTGGTTAAAGAAATAAATGACAATGCTACTAGGCGATTGCCTGACCGAAATGCGTAAAATGCAGGATAACTCCATCGACTTTGTTGTCTGCGATCCACCTTATGGCATTGACTTCATGTCTCGCGATTTCGATAAATTCAAAGATCAAGTGGCATTTAAATCCGAAACATGGCGTGAAGTTTTACGCATAGTTAAGCCAGGATCGATGATCGCAGCTTTTGGCGGGGATCGTACACACCACCACTTGATGAACGCACTGGAGGCTGCAGGATTCGAAATTAGGACATGCATTTACTGGGTCACGGGCCAAAGCTTCCCCAAGTCTCACAATTTCGGTAAGCAACTTGGCCCTGAATGGCATGGATATGGCACAGCCTTAAAGCCTTCAGTAGAAATTATAGTTCTGGCAATGAAGGGTTTAGACGGAACCTTTAGAGAAAATGCAGAAAAATGGGGCGTGGCTGGAATCAACATTGACGATTCGCGAGTGGAAGGCAAAAGATGGCCAAGTAATTTAATCTTGGATGAATTTAACGAACAAATATTGAGCTTGAAAAACAATATTCCAAATGATATAGTAAAGATCACAGTAAAGCCTTTATCCTTAATGAGATACATACTAAAATTGCTAGCTCCTCCTTGGTTGCCATACGATCCAAAATATCCCTTGCAACCATTATGCCTTGACCCATTTGCAGGCAGTGGATCTACCTTATGCGCAGCAGCCCAGCTTGGCATAAATTGCATAGGCATCGAAAAAGATCCCGAGTACTACGAAATAGCTAAAAAAAGAATCGAATTTTATGGACAAAAACCTTGACATTAAACGACTTAAATGCGAATATGAGTCATTGCTAAAAGCTATGAATGATGTAATAACACCATTTCTAGTGCAAAAAATTATAAGAGAAAAAGAAAAATACATGAAAGAATATAAACATTATTTTAATTCAGAGGAAAAATGAACGAATTTTTGCGAGATTTGAAAATTATTGAACAACATGCGGCCGATCTTTGCAGCATATTACAAATTATGCAAGGCAATGCCAAAGCGAACGTTTATGAGGATGACGAAGAAGAGGAAGAAGACAAAAAGTCAATCCGATACTTCACTTGCGAAATGACCGAGCAAGAATATCAAAAGTTTTTTCAACAGGGTCAATCTCAAAAAATTAAACACAAAATGACACCCATAGATTTAAAAGAAGAAAGCATTGAAAATCAAACAATTCCAGAAGCAATTATAAAATATTATAGAAAACATTTATTAAATATAAAGGACTAAAAATGAACAACTTCGAATTTATAAGATACAAATCTACACCTACAGACCAATACACAAAAGCCCTGGCAACAGTGCGCATTGACCGCAAATACGTAGTCACCTATGCGGAAAAAGCCCTAAAAACAGGGGGTACATTCTGGGCTACGGCTAGCCACACTATTACGGAAAATGGCGAAAAAACTCATGAACAAAGTTTTTACTTAGATTCACGCTCCGACGAAAAAATGCTTTTAGAATTCATCCGATCCCATGTCATGGCCGAACGAAAGAAAGAATCGGCAGCAAGTCAAGCTCAACCTGTGCATTATCCGCATGGCCTTTGCCAGCCTCAAGCGCCTGCTCCAGTTCAACCTGATTTTTTCGCGGGGGTCGGCGAAAGCCAAGAACAGGTTCCGTTTTGATGGCCCGCCAATGGGTCTAATTTCATTCAGGAGCTCGCAAAATATCTCAAAGGTAAAATCGGAGGTTGAAAAAAGAAAACGCAACAGCGGCCTTCCTATTGCGATTTTGAGGTATTGCAATAATGGACAACTTAAGGCGATTGAGGTAACATTACCCATTCGAACAATTAGCCCCAACGTTAGCGAACATTGGACAAAAAAACACAAAAGACAAAAAAAAGAAAAACGCTGGCTATGGATTGCTCTCCTCGAAAAACGCCACCTCCTTCGACTCCCATGCAAAGTGACGTTTATTCGATATGGAAAGCGCGAATTGGATCAAGAAGACAATCTCCCAATGTCAATAAAATTTTTGAAAGATCAGGTGGCTGAATTACTCACAGGTTTACCCAATGGTAGAGGTGACTCAAATAAAGAAATTATTTGGATTTACAAGCAGGAAAAAGCTAAGACTTATTCACTTAAAATTATTTTGGAGTTTTGATATAACTTTTCTCAAATAGGAATTTTCTCTTATAAGTTCTTCATGTACGTAAAGTAAATCCCTTAAATCATATTCTTTATTTGGTAAATGCGAATAAGTTAAATCTAGGGGTAGTAGTTCACTTACCAATGGCGGAATCAATGCTATGAAAATTTTTCTGTTGCAGCTAGGACATTCTATTGAAGTTCTATCCATTTTGGCAAATATTCCTTTTAATCAATTCTATATCTTCCTTCATTTCCATATTTTCTTTTTTAATCTTGTTGATCTCGCTATACGTGCCCTTACGTACTGCCTCTAATCTGTTAAAATTAAATTTAACCTCTTTACGTAAAGCCTCAATTTCGCACTGCTCCTGCGTTTTGAAAAATTCAAGCTGAATTGTGGTCATTGTTTAAAACCATCTAAAAATTCTTTAACTTGCTTGTCTTTAGGCTTTTCTCCACGCCATGAATTATAGTAATCCTGAAATCGTCCCTCTTGTTCAAAAAAACCCTCAAGCAAATTATTGATAAAATCATTGCGCGTTAGCACTTCATCATCAAGACTGCTAAGATATCTAGCTATCTTTTTCCTCATCTCTCTTGGTATTCTTATCATCATCTGAAAATCGCGCTCATTCGCCATAAAATTCAGCTCTGTAAATCGTTCTATATTCCGGACATTTCTCTTCATCTATTAAAAGAATTTCCGTACATTTTTCAAGAAACTCAACTACCGTTTTATCGAAATATTCTCTATCGTTCCATTGAATGTAAAGCGATAAAGGGATCTTCCTCATCAAATAATTATTTAATTTCTTTTCTGTGCTGAAAAACCATTTGCAATCCAGTTTCTCCGCGTTCTTTATGTGTAAAAAATAGATCAAGTTTCCTCCTTTCGATCATATCTTTATCAGCTATGACAATTTGATCTGTATAAACATGTCTGATAGCTATTTTGCTTGTAGTGATCATCCTAAGACTCCTTTTTGTTGTTGCGTGATATAAACATATCACACCACGCAAATTTATCGCAACAGGAAAAGTGAAATACTACAAAAATAACACCCATATACACACCACAGAAATGTAACTACATGTAGCCAAACAATATTTTGACATAAATAAAGAAAAAGTTTACCTTGAATACGTATTTGCATAGATACATATTTTTTCCTCTGAGTTTCCCCTAGCCCAAAGGTAGGGGTTTTTTATTTACGCAATATTTTTAGCAATATCGTCATTAATGCCCAATGATCATAATGCGTGACTGTCGCCGTCAATGCCTCTTGCGGCATTCTCTCAATGCTCTTTATCATCTCCTCCAGCATTCCAAAAAGATCTTCTTTCGTTGGTCCTTCCGGATTCTCTGCGTTGTAAAGCGGCTTTACATCTTCGCCATCATTTTTAATCACCGGCACAATCTCATTTCCATCATCATCAACACGCAAAAAATTATCCCAATTGCGTGCAGCGCATTTCATCGCATCTCCTCCATCAACTTCAATTTCACCGCACTTACACAACACTAAATCTGTGCTATGATAGCTCTCAATAACGCTCTGACACGATCTGCATTTAGCTCTATTTCTCATGCTTGCCCCTTTAAAGATAATTTGTTACATTGAAACTAAATAATTTAATTTAGGTTTGTTATGGCCGCCCCTAAAGGTCACCCTGATTATACTAATGGATCAGGGGGACGACCTCCGAAGTATAGCTTAGAAGAAATAGAAGAATTTGCCGACGAATTTCTTAAATGGCTTAAAAATCCAAAAAACATTTGGTATAAAGATTTCTGTTTAGATCGCGATATCAATCCTGATTTCATGTCAAAATGGTGCGAAGTATCAGAAAAATTTCGCGGAGTTTATGAAATTGCAAATCATCGTCAGGAGTCTAGGCTTATTAATGGTGGCTTGACAACGGGTTTTAATTCGTCTGTTGTTAAAATGGTCCTATGTAACAAGCACGGCTACAAAGACAAAACAGAGTCCAAAGTGGTTCACACGGGCGTTGTACCAGAATGGATAGCTCAAGAGGATGGTAAAAGCAAGGATTTAGTGCGTGACAAATCCTCTCTCTGATCCTACATGGAGATTAAACAATCTCTATCACATAGTCGACAAGCAAGGTCGTAAAATAATATTTAAGCCTAATTGGGCCCAGCAAGAGCTATACGATAATGCGTGGTATTGTAATATTGTATTAAAGGCCCGTCAGCTAGGTATTAGCACGTTTATTTGCTTGTTATTTCTAGATCGATGTCTATTCAATAGCAACATGTCGGCGGGTATCATTGCGCATACCGTAGAAGATGCTCAAGCACTATTTAGAAGGGTTAAAATAGCATATGACGGATTGCCCGATCAAATCAAGGAAGTTGTTACCGCTGAAAATGACACCGCACAAATGCTTAAATTCTCAAATGGTTCAAGTATCCGTGTCGGTACATCTCTCCGTTCTTCCACTTTCCAGTATTTGCACATTTCTGAGTTCGGTAAGATATGCGCAAAATATCCAGATAAAGCACAAGAAATTGTCACGGGTTCGCTTAATACAGTCGCGCCCGGCCAATATATCTTCATTGAATCAACGGCTGAGGGAAGATCGGGTTATTTTTTCGATATTTGCAAGAAGGCCCAACAGGACCGCGAGAGCAAACGCGAGCTATCGCAAATAGATTTCAAGTTTCACTTTTTCCCTTGGTACAAACAGCCCGAATATCGCATCGGCAACACATTTAGCATCAGCGATGATATGCAAGCCTATTTCGATCATCTGGCAAGTTTAAAGATTAATCTTGATGAACAGCAAAAAGCCTGGTACATAGCAAAAGAAAGCAGCCAACAAGATGATATGAGGCGCGAGTTTCCATCTACGCCAGAGGAAGCATGGGAAGTGTCTCATGAGGGGTTATATTTTAGCAGGCAAATGACACAGATTCGAGCAGAGAAGCGTATTTGTTTTGTGCCCTATGATGATAGCCTTCCCGTTCATACTGCATGGGATTTAGGTTTCAATGATTCTACGGCCATATGGTTTGTGCAGATTTACAACAAAGAAATCCGATTGATTGACTATGTAGAGGGAGGCGACAGCTTACAACATTGGCTAGGTATCGTCAAATATAAACCATACACATATGACAAACATTTAGCACCTCATGATATAATGGTCCATGAATATACAAGCGGGATGACTCGTCAGGCATCCGCAAGAAAAATGGGATACAACTTTATTCCTGTTCCCAAGGTTGATATTATACCCGGGATCGACCAAGTGCGTAGCATGTTAAATAGATGTTGGTTCGATGAAAAAAAATGCAAGCGAGGTCTTGAATGTTTAGATGGCTATAAAAAAGATTGGGATGAACGCAATGCGACATGGCGGTCTCAACCTTTGCACAACTGGGCAAGCCATGGAGCCGATGCTATGCGTACACTAGCCTGTGGTCTACAAATGATAACAAATGAGCATCCCGAATATAAGCATAATCCTTCACAATATATGCAAGGTCGATTTGGGTTCTAATGGATATCAAGACAACGTGTATGCTGCCTCCTGCGATTTTACAAAGTTTTTCATCAAAATTGTTGTCATCTCCCTGTCCTAAATTCTGTGATGATTGTGAAGTGTTGTGGGAAGTGTATCAATATATTTTGAAAAAAATGATACCAAAAGCAAGAAATAATCCTGTATGGATGGCCAAATTAGAAAAACTTAAAACTAAATTTTTAGGAATATATGAGCGGGCGAAGATTAAAGAGGATGAGCTTAAAGAAAAAACAAAGGGCCGCTTCCCGGAACCCCTCACTTACTTTAGAGAAATTAATAGACATAAGCCAAGGTTATTTGGAACAATTAGAGCGCGAAGACATAGGGTTTAAACCGTTTCCTCTTTCCAGTCGTGAAACGATGAGATTTAAAAGACGCAAAAAACTTGATGAAGCTAATGCCATCTAAAAAACAAGAATACATGAAAGATTACAGCAAAGACGTGACCTTCATACCTTTGAGAAAATTGGGATATAATCAGGAGTTGACATCACAAGATGATCTACGCATTCACCTTCCTAAAGGCAAATATGATATTCACTACGTGATACAATTAGTCAAGATTCTAGAAGATAAAGTTAACGCACATTTACATAGCGCACAGGATTTACAACTCACACTTAAAACATCGTTGAAATCATTGCGAGGGATGCTAGAAACTGAAAGAGACGTGCATACATCATCAAGACCGGTAATCCTATTTACTTGCCGTAAATGTAAATTCGAAGAGCTTATTTTTGTTGATCTAGCCGATAAATGGCAATGCACTAATTGCGGGAAAGTCAAACAAATAGGTTATAGCGAGTAGAGGATAAGATTAAATGGTATATTGAATTTTTAATTAGACATGGGTATAAAGTAGAGAAAGGGTAAATTATTCCTTTAGGAGGGGTATATTTCTTTTTCTCTTGCACCTTGGGATACCAACCAAGAACCCAATCAAGGAAATGTTCGCGCATGGCTTGAAAACCTAAAAAGTAAAGTCATGCCCGTGGAGCAAGCGAGATGGAACCAATCCAATACAGACACGCTATTTTATGCAGGAAATCAGTCCTTCATAAACCGAAACTTTACGTTTAGCCCTGGCATCACTCCGCAGCAATTTTATTTTAACATATGCCAGCAGCCCATTAACATGGTGACTGGCTATGAGAGGCAGCATCGCAAGAGCATTGTTTATCAGGCTATAGATGGTAGCGATCCTCAGACTACGGATCAGTACACAAAATTGATCATGAATTGCTGCCAGAAAGAGAATTTGCACGAGCGTTACAGCAAATCATGCGAGTTAGCTGCGATTGCCGGCATGAATCTTATGCAGCCTTATCTTGATTTTTCTGGAGACGATCCGGCCCAGGGCCAGCTAAAAATAAAGGTGTGGGAATACAATTCCTTCTTAGTTGATCCATATTTCCGAAATCCTGATATGTCCGATGCTCAGTTCGTGTGGTGTCAAGAATATATTTCAAAGCAAGAAGCAGAGTTACGCTTTCCTGGAAAAGTGCAAGATATTAACCCCATGTATGGAACGCCTCAACGCTATGGAACATTTTATTTTCTTCCTGAAAACTATAATATGGCTAGAAACGACCTCATGGTTCTATCTTACGTGTGGTATAAATGGAAGCAGAAGCGTAAACGTCTATACAGCAGAAAACGTAAGCAATTTTTTGATTTTGCTGGTGGCGATGGCAATCTTGAGCAGATTTTGTATGCTATAGATGATTTAGAAGTTGTGACCGTTGAATCGCCATGCTGGAAGTGTGCTATTGTTCTTAACGATCAGCTTATGTGGCAAGGCGTTAATCCATTGTGGGATGGTCCAGAGTGCCCATTTGTATGTAACTTCTGGAACTATGACCCACACATTAACCAGTTTGATTTACGCTCGCGCTCATTGATCTTTCCTATGCGGTCGCCGCAATTCCTTTTCAACTACAAAGTAATCCAAAATAACGATATAACCGCTGCTACAATTAACGCAGGATGGAAACGTAAGACAGGGGCTGTGGCTAACGAGGATAACCTCAAAAAGTCTGGCCAGGGCTACGACGTTATTATTAATAGCGGTTACGAGCTCACGGATGTTGAGAAGATAATTCCTTCGGCTGTTCCTGAGAGTGATCTAGCATTAGCTCAGCAGATGAATGATCTAATATTCAAGACAAGCGGTATCGACCTAGAAAACTGGGCAGGCCAGCAGGAAAAGCAGATTTCCACGTTAACATTACTCACTAAGATGGCTGCTAATTTGCTACCTTTCCAGAAATTCTTTGACCAATGGGATGAGTCTAAGAAGCTATTAGGAGAGCGTTTATTACTTATCGCTCTCAATAAATGGTCACCTGAGAAAATAGAAATTATGATTGGCGAAGAACCTACGCCATATTTCTATAGCAGAATCTTTGCTAAATATCATACAGTAGTACAAGAAGGATTGCTAACAGCTACGCAGAGAAACTTACAAGCTTCACAAATGTTGGAAATTAACACAACATTCGGCCGTGAGGTACTACCTCCTAGCATGATTATCAAGGACATGAACATTCAAGGAAAAGGCGAAATCCTCGAATATCTCAAAGGCCAAGAACAGAGCGCCGCCGAAATGCAGCAAGAGCAGGCAGAAGTAGCTCACGCCTTCGAACATGCTAAGTTGCAAGAATTGATGAGTAAAGCTACTGCTAATCTGGCAAAAGCTAGGGAAGATCATAGCCGTAGCGAAAGTAACCTAGGATTGTATGAAGAGAGATTGAGCATGATAGAAAGGAATAGAAGCCTTTCTCTTAAAGAAAAACAAGCTGCTCTTACATCACTTCTAGAAAATATACAGAAATTCGGAGAAATTGAAACGAACCACCAGCAAACTAAACTTGACTTACAAGCTCAAGAGAATATGATGATTGAAGAAGCAGAGAAACAAGACGTTGAAAGGCGAAGTCAATCTAACAAGTTTGTAGAAGAGATTCTAGGTAAAGCATTACAGAGCCAATCACAAAGTAACGTAAATCCACAGCAGCAACAAAACCCTAGTCAAAATCAAGAGCAAGTGTTATAAAGAAGTAAATTTAAAAGTGTGTAAACACAAGAGGTAATTATGGCAGGATCAGGACAAAGAGCTTCCGGGCAGGTATCTGGGGGCATGCGCATTGATAACCATTCCTTCTGGGCTGGGAAAGGTTCTAAAGGTTCCGTATTTCCAGATGGTGACCATGTGAAAGAATATACCACGCCAATGGGTGCAGGTTCTTTATCTAAGTATGAGGACACAGAGCCAGCAATCAAAGCGCAGCAAGAGCAAGGGATCAGCAAGATTAAGGGTAGACCTGTTAAGCCGGATTATAGAAATTAATGATTGAAAAAGTTAGTGACACTTTAGCAATTAATTTTCCTTGGATTCCTGATATGGTTCAGGCTTATAAGTTTGAATTATGTGTTTTATGTGAAGAGGAAAGGAAAATAGATCCTGATTTTGACAATAAAGCTTGCCGACATTGTGCTAGGAAAACAAAAATGATGTGTTGGACAGCTAAAAAGTGAGGTAGTATGTTCAAAGATCCCATTTCTCCACGAAAGCACGAGCCAAGAGCCGAGCCAAAAAATGGAAAGACGCCAGGCTGGGATTTCCGTACTCCGTCATATGATGAGCGATCAGGTGAGTTTGTGACTGCTGGCACTAATTACGGCGTGGGTTATCGCAATCCAACAGGTCATATGGGGCAACCAAAAGCTACAGCGGAAACAATGCCTATGACTAACCGCAAGCAGAATGCCAACCCATATGAATAAAGCAGTAAAGACAATCAAACCAATGAAAGCGCCAAAAGGCTTAAAGCAAGCGCATACTCCAAATAGTCCCAAGGCTAACTTCGATATGTACGGGTCAGGTGTGCGCAATCCAGTAGGAAAGAAAATAGATTCTTATATGGATATAGCTAAACCTAAGAATCAGAAGAATTCGAAGGGGAAGACTCCGACACTCGCTTAGCCACTTCCTCAAGATAGGGCTTCAATATTATAGCGGATAAATTCAACAGTAAATTTCTTTGTCTTACCTGAAACTCAATTGGATCACAAACTTGAAGAGACAGGTTAAAAAAGTTTTCAAGATTTTTATACATTAAAAAAGTTTCTTCATTCATGATTTTTTTATCCTTTTCTTTCCTTTAGAAGCCATTTTAACATTTATTTCAATTAATCCTTTAAACTCTTTCATCATATATTCAAGTTGATTCATCATTTTTTGATTATCTTCGTGTATTTTTTCAGCCTTAACCATATCAATTTTTGTGATATCGTCGTGAATACCGTCAAGATGGTCTTCTATTTTTTCAAGTTTCCACCAAATATCTTTTTCATCGTCTTTTTCTTCAATTGCATCTACAGCGTCCATTCTGGCCACTTGCTCGTGTCTAATTTCTTTAACTATATTAAAGATATTATTTAACTTTTCTGTGTATCCGAACATTTATGTTATTCCCATATTTTTTATTCTTTGAATCTTATCCGCCTCTTTTTTTAGCAATTTAGCCTTTTGATTGATAGCCATCTCAGTGTAAATCTGGTTTATCAGTTCATCCTGGAGATCATCTGGCTCATTTTTTTCAAGTTCTTTCCTGTTATATTGAAATTGATGAATACTTCGAGAGACTTCGGCCTGTTCAGTGATCATTTTTTGTTTAAAATTAGGCCATAGTGCTCGATCAGGTATCATCCAAATAATTTTAATTTTATCGGTTGGTGGATATGCCTTGAATAGCATTGAGTTTGTTTGCGCCTTGGGCTTACGCAATCGTGGTTGGTAGATGAGACGTTTATCTCGACCGTTTTCAGCGGTTCTAGCATGCGCAAATATGTAAAAGGGGTAATTTTTAAATTCCTCTGGTCTATTGTTAATGCAGTCCTGGACACCTTTTGCGACGGTATCGCCTTGTTTTTTGAATTCAAGAAGTCTGTCGTGTGTTTCTAAACGGTCAATTATTATTTCGTTCATCATTCACCTAATTCTCTGGGTGATAAATATCCATAATCAGAAGGAAAATTACCTTTTAGGCATATCTTAATACCTATTT